TGACGTTGGTGGTTGTTTGCATGGTGGACTCCTGGAGGAAGTGGGTTGCTGATGAAGATCATTCTGCCTGTTTCTGCGAATGTTCCAAGACCCCACGCTTCGATAAAGTATTCAACCGTGTTGGTGGCCCGCAGCGCAGCTCGGCGCTTCACGAGTACTCACAGTACTCACAGCAGGTACTCACAGGTACTCACAGGTTTGTGAAGTGGTGTGAGTACTCACACTCACAGGGGGCTTTTAAAGCCCTGTGAGTGCGTGAGTACCACAAAAGGCGGGTTGTGAGTTCCTGAGGTGCTCACAGTCGTCTCAGAGCTGCGCAGCCTCTGGTTGTTCGGTCCACTTGTTCTCACACCACGGATTCTCTGCGAGCAGACGCACGGCGCGTCGACACTGTAAAGGTCTCCCTTATTCCATCTATCCAACCATGCCGAAGAACCCCGACCCCCTAGGTCTCAAGCCTCCGAGGAAGCGCTCTCGTGTAGCGAAGCGTGTGGAAGCTGGGGGCACGCCTGCTCAAGAGAAGCAGGGCCGACCCACGTCAGCCGCACGCAAGCGTTCGCTAGAAGTGGCCAATCAGATCGCCGAAGGCAAACGTCGGCTTGAGGAGCACGATGGCAGTGATCTGCCACATGACGCTACCCCACTCGATGTGATGCTCATGGCAATGCGCAAGGCGTACCGCATTGGTGGGTCCATCGCAGCCACACCCTACGCTGAGAAGTGCGCGCCATACATCCATGCACGCATCGCCCAGATGGAGTTGAAGTCCTCTGATGACAAGCCATTCACGCTGGCGTTCAAGTGGGTGGGTGACTGACCGCTACCATCGGTATCGGCCAGCAGCCTCGGTATCCAGCAACCCTAGCCCCACCTCTACCTATGCCCCCAACGACGCAGCCAACGACCGATGTGAAGGTCGTAACCATCCCCTACGCGCCTCGGGCTGCCTTCCTGCCCTACCACAAGGCACAGGAGCGCTTTGCCATGAGTGTGGCGCACAGGCGGGCAGGCAAGACCGTGGCGCGCATCAACAAGCTCATCAAGGCAGCTGCTGTCTGTGAGAAGCCTGACCCGCGCTTCGGCTACCTTGCACCGTATTTCGTGCAGGCCAAGGACATCGCGTGGAACTACCTGAAGCACTACTCGTCGCCCATCCTCCAGGTGCAGGGGCCGTTCAAGGGCAAGCCCAACGAGAGCGAGCTGTCCATCCGCCTGCCGCACAACAACGCGATCATCCGACTGTACGGTGCCGAGAACGTTGACCGCATGCGTGGTCTGTACTTCGATGGTATCGTGGTCGATGAGGGTCAGGACATCACGCCTCGGGCACTCACGTCAGTGATCATCCCTGCGCTGTCCGATCGTCAGGGCTGGCTCGACATCAGTGGTACGCCGAAGGGCTGGGGCAACCTGCTCGGCCAGACGTACAAGCGTGCGATGGCTGACAACGAGGCTCAGGAGCTGCTGGGCATGCCGCCTGAATGGTTCCTCCAGGTGCTGAAGGCTAGCCAGACGGGCATCCTGCCTGCTGAAGAGCTGGCACGCATGCGCAAGCTGATGCCTGAGAACGAGTACCTGCAGGAGTTCGAGTGTGACTTCGATGCAGCCATCACAGGCGCGTACTACGCCAAAGAACTGGCTGACGCTGAGTTCGATGGTCGCGTCACCAGCGTACCGCACGACAAGGCCCACAAGGTGTGGACGTGGTGGGACTTGGGTATCAGTGACAACATGGTCATCTGGTTCGTGCAGATGGTGGGCAAGGAGATCCGGGTCATCGACTACTACGAGGCCGCTGGCTACGGGCTGGACCACTATGCTCAGGTGTTGGCTGGCACCAACGGCGAAGACGACCAGTCACGCTGGGCTGCGCGTGCTCGCTACCAGTACGGTGGACACTGGGGGCCTCATGACATCATGCATCGTGAGTTGGGTACTGGCAAATCACGCATTGAGACCGCGTCCAGTCTCGGCGTGGAGTTCGGCGTGGCGCCCAACATCCCCGTGAAGGATGGTATCGACGCTGTGCGCATGACCATGAACCGCATGTGGTTCGACAAGCGTAAGTGTGAGACCGGCATTGATGCACTCAAGCAGTACCAGGAGAAGGTCGATGAGAAGCGCGGGATCAGTCTCGGTCCCCTGCACAATTGGGCGTCTCACGCAGCCGACGCATTCCGCATTGGCATAGTAGCAACCGAAGAGCCCCGTATCCGCGAACGCATGGAAGAGCGGGAGCAGATGGCTCTTCACCCAACAGCTGGAGCATGGATGACATGACTAATCAACGTAACCCCATGCCGACAGGTGAGCGCCGTGTGGGCGCTGCTGTCTTGCGGGTGCGTCAGTGCGAAGCATTGCCTGTGCACATGCGCCCCAAGACCCGCGAGATTGTCAATCTTGAGACCAAGTTCGAGGAGCAAGGCAAGGGCTATGCCACCACGTTGATGTACAAGGTGTGCCGTGAGGCTGATGCCGTTGGCCTCGTGTTGGTGCTCAGTCCGCAGCCGTGGGGCGACAACATCAACCTGAGTCAAGCGCAGCTGATCGAGTGGTACCAGCTGCGCTTCGGCTTCCAACTAGTTCAAACCAAGCCGATGGTGCTCATGGCTCGTATGCCCGGTGCCACACCACGGCTGTTGACACTCAACCCAGTGATTGAAGCTCTGCAGAAGGAGAAGACCCAATGACACCACGTGAAGACCCCAATCGTGACGCAAGTGAGCAGGCCAAGGACACTGACGACGATGCCATCATCACCGAGTGCATGGACCGCATGCGCATCAGCATGGCAGCCGACGGTGAGAACCGCACCAACGGCCTCGATGATCTGGCCTTCCTGAAGGGCGACCAGTGGGACGAGCGCATCAAGCAGCAGCGTGCGCTGGACGGCAGGCCCTGTCTGACCATCAACAAGCTGCCTACGTTCCTGCATCAGGTAACCAACAGCCAGCGGCAGAACGTACCTAACATCAAGGTCCACGCCACGGCTAACGACAAGGTGAAGCTGGCAGAGGTGGTGCAGGGTGCCATCCGTCATGTAGAGTACGCGTCGAACGCTGACGTGGCCAAAGACACAGCGGTCAACAGCGCAGCGGCTATTGGCTTCGGGTACTTCCGCTTGATCACCCGCTACTGCGAGGACGACGGGTTCGACCAGGAGATCGCGTTCAGCCGCATCCGCAACCCGTTCACTGTGTACTTCGATCCCGCCAGCGTGGAGATCGATGGTTCGGACCAGCAGTGGTGCATCCTGTCGGTGCGCATGCCACGCTCGGAGTTCAAGGTTGAGTACCCGGACGCAGACCCGTGCGACTTCGGTGTGGTGCGTGGGCTGGGTGACCGCTACCAAGACTGGATCACCGCTGAGGAAGTGCGCGTGGCCGAGTACTACCGCATCCACCGTGAGAAGGCCACCGCCGTACTGCTCAGCAACGGCGAAAGTGGGTGGAAAGACAAGCTGTTGGAGCTGCCCCCCGGCGTCACCATCGTCAAGGAACGCGAGAGTACGCGCAACGTGGTGCAGTGGTTCAAGGTCAGTGCCACGCAGGTGCTCGAGCATGCCGAAATCCCCTGCAAGTGGATCCCGGTGTTCCCAGTGTGGGGTGATGAGATCGATTTGGACGGTCGGGTGTACCGTCGTGGCCTCATCCGTGACGCCAAGGACCCGGCCCGTATGTATAACTTCTGGATGACCAGCGCCACTGAAGAGGTGGGGTTGCGTCCTAAGGCTCCATACATCGGTGCTGAAGGCCAGTTCGAGGGTCACGAGACCAAGTGGGCGCAGGCCAACACCCGCAGCTTCCCGTACCTCGAGTACAAGCCGAAGACGCTGGCTGGTCAACTGGCTCCGCCTCCGTCGCGTCAGCCGATGGCTGATGTGCCTGTGGGCGTCCTGCAGATGGCCATGCACGCCAGCGACGACGTGAAGTCCACCACGGGCATCTTCGATGCCTCATTGGGTGCTCGCTCCAACGAGACCAGCGGTGTGGCCATCCAGCGGCGCGACCGTCAAGGCGAGACCGCCAATTATCACTACATCGACAACCTGAACACCACGCTCCGTCATGTGGGGCGATGCATCCTGGACATGTGGCCCAAGGTGTACGACGGCACGCGCACGCTGAAGATCATGGGTGCTGATGGCAAGGTCAGCTCGGTGGAGGTGAACAAGCCCCAGACTGAGCAAAACGAAACCGGACAGGCAGTCGAGTCGTTGATGAACGATATGTCCGGTGTGGCAGAGTTCGGCGTTACCGTCAGTGTCGGCCCGAGCTACGACACACTTCGCCAGGAAGCCGTGGACGGCATGCTGCAGACGGCACAGAACTGGCCCAAGCTCATGGACATCGCTGGTGACAAGGTGGTGCGTTCCATGGACTGGCCGATGGCTGAGGAGATCGCTGACCGCATCGAGAAGACCATCCCGCCCGAGCTGCGCAGCGATGATGACAGTGGTGAGCAAGCCAATACGGTGGACACTCCGTTCGGTCCGGTGCCCAAGGAGCAGCTCCCCGCCATGCTGGGCCAGCTCAAGCAGCAGATGGACCAGATGCAGCAACAGCTCCAAGAGGCCGAAAACGGCATCGAGAAGGAGAAGATCAAGGCTGCCAGTGCCGAGAACGTCGCACGCATCAACGCAGACTCTCGCCAGGACGTGGAAGAGATCAAGGGCTGGATCACCATGCTCGTGCAGCGCATGCAGCCTCCGCCTGTTCTCACGCAGGCAGCGCTCGACGACGATTCCGGTGAGAATGCCGAGCAACAGAACACTCGCCCCGTGGAGCCCCAACTCACGGATCAGGCGCAACCTGGGACCCAAACCGATGGGGGTGACATCGGGCCGGAGATCGCGCAATGAGCGTGCAAGACGACAACCAACCAATCGACCAGACGCAGGGTGCCACCTCTACCGAGGACACCAGCCAGCAAGCCACGGAGCAGGGTCAATATACCAGCACCGAGACTCAAGGCACTGAAGAAGGTCAACAGCAGGAACAACAGGCCCAAGGCAACGAGGGCCAGCAGAACGAACGTGACGAGAAAGGACGCTTCAAAGGCGTTCAGCCTCGTATCGACGAGCTGACTCGTGCCCGCCGAGAGGCGGAACGTGAAGCCGCGTACTGGAAGCAAGTTGCTCAGGGGGCGCAATCTCCGGCCGAAGCCGCACCCCAACGTCCGACCCCTGACCAATTTGACAAGTATGATGACTACGTCGATGCTCTGACCGATTGGAAAGCCGAAGCAGCCGTCGCCAAGCGCATGGAAGCGGACAGCACCCGCAAGGTTGCTGAGACCCGTGCCCAGACGTTTGCTGAACGGCAGGCCCAATTTCGCCAACAGGCGGCTGACTACGATAAAGTGGTGGGTGGTTCTGATACCCCTATCGCCAATCACGTGGGTGAAGCCATCCTGGAGAGCGAGCTGGGTCCGCAACTGGCCTACCACTTCGCCAAGAACCCGGACACTCTGCAGCGCCTCAACGGCATGAGCCCCACCGCAGCCGCTCGCGAGATCGGTCGTTTGGAAGCCACGCTGTCTGCCAAGCCTGCTACTCCTGCTGTACAGACCAAGAAGGTCAGCAACACCCCGGCCCCGGCCAGCACCACGGGTGCGCAAGGTCGTGCGACGACTCCTGCTCTGGCAAACCTGAGCATGGAGGAGTACATGAAACAGCGCAAGACCCAAGGGGCGCGCTGGGCTCGGTAAACCGAACTCAACTTTCAAAGGAATGTCAACATGACGAACACTCTTGTCACCTGTTCCATCGTCGCCAAGGAAGCCTTGGCGATTCTGGAGAACATGGTCAGCTTCTCAGGCATGGTCAACCGCGACTGGGAAGACGAGTTCACGGGCAATCAGTCCCGTGGCTACTCGCCCGGCCAGACCATCAACATCAAGAAGCCCCCGCGCTATCAGTACCGCTCTGGTCGCGTGGCCGCCCCCCAAGCTACGGTCGAAACCACGATCCCGCTGACGTTGCAGCAAGGTGGTTGCGACCTGAACTTCACCTCACTGGAGCGCACCCTGTCGCTGCAGAAGCTGGAGGACAAGCTGCAAGCCGCTTTGGCGACAGTGGCCAACGAAATCGACCGTCAGGGTCTGCAGATGGCTCGCCAGTCGGTGTTCAACTGCCTCGGTACTCCCGGCACCCTGCCCAACACGCAGGCACTGGCGCTGGCAGCGTTCACCGACACCAACCGTCGTCTCGATGAGATGGCTGCTCCGCGCGATAAGCAGCGTGCGTTCGTCATGGGTCCGGCCATGAACGCTGCTTCTATCGTGGGTCTGGCTGGCCTGTTCAACGGCCAGGACAAGATCTCGAAGCAGTTCGGCTCCGGCATGATGGTGGACTCACTGGGTTTGGCCTACGCTATGGACCAGAACGTGGACACCCACGTGAACGGTACCCAGAACGTGGCTGGCACCAACATCAACGGTGCGAACCAGACTGGCTCGACCATCACCGTGGTGGGTCTGGGTGGCACGATCACCAAGGGCACCGTCATCACACTGCCCGGTGTGTTCGCTGTCAACCCACAGTCGCGCACTTCCACTGGTGTGCTGGCGCAGTTCGTCGTGACGGCTGACGTGGCTGCCGCTGCCACCAGCATCCCGATCAGCCCCGCCATCGTGACCTCCGGTGCGTTCCAGAACGTCACCGCGTCGCCGACCAACGGCGCGCCCTTCACCATCTTCGGTACTGCTTCTGGCTCGTACCAAGCCAACATCGGCTTCCACAAGGATGCCTTCACGCTGGCGATGGTGCCGATGTGGGCTCCTCCGGGCGGCAAGGGCGTGATCGATGTGGCGCAGGAGACCTACAAGGGTTTCTCCGTGAAGGTCACCGAGTTCTACGACGGCGTGAACGACAACTCGATCATGCGTCTGGACGTGTTGTTCGGCTGGGCTGCCACCTACCCCGAGCTCGCTACCAAGTACGCAACCTGATGAAGTGGGGGTTTCGGCCCCCGCTGATCTGACTTCGTCAACTTCACAAGGAACACATCATGATTCTTCTCGGTCGTTCGTACGCTGGCTACACTGCTGGCACCATCGTGCAGCTCCCCACCAACGTGGAGACCGCACTCGTCGCCCAAGGTCTGGCTACCACTTCTGCGGGTCCGGTCACTCCGGGTGCGGTCACCACGTCGGCTCCTCAAGGCCGTGTGGGTATCGCTGCGGGTCAGTCCTCGGTTGTGGTGACCAACCCTAACATCACTGCGGAGTCGAAAATCTTCGCCGTGGTGGCTCAGGCCGCCGCCGACGGCACACTGTTGCGTGTCGAACGCATCGTGCCCGCTGCTGGTTCGTTCACCATTTACGGTACCGCCAACGCGACTGCCGCTGTGGCGATCGACTGGGCGCTGCTCGGCCCGCAAGGCGGTTTGATCACCACGCAGTAACGCTGGCTTCAGTGGTGCGGGTACTCACACTCACTTAGGGCTTTTTGCCCTGTGAGTATGTGAGTACTCCACCCCGCCACCTCAACGAGTACACACCTTCAACTACGGAGCAACACCATGAATGAATATCCCAAGTGGGTCAAGCGCGATGAGCACATCGGCCCCGTCCTCTGCCGCAACGAGAAGGAAGAACGTGAGCTCCTCAACGCCTGGGACACGGAGCAAGCCGAAAAGGCTGAAGCCGAAGCCGAGGCCGCGAAGAAGCTGGTTGCCGAAGCCGAGGCCGCGAAGAAGCTGGTTGCCGAAGCCGAGGCCGCTGCCAAAGTCGAGCTGAAGAAGGCGGGCAAGTAGCCCACCACTCGCCGATACCGTCGGTATCGGTGGCTATGGTTTTGGGGCCGTTTGCGCCCCAAACCTATACCCACCCCTAGGCCGGGAGCCAAAAACGCAGCTTACGGCCGATCTTGCCCTTCGCTGGGCGTCTTGTAACCTAGGAGGCACACATGCCCGGTCCCCAACCATCAATCCTGAAGATGCGCAGTGGTCAGAACGCAGTCGCAGGCGGTACCACACAACCCGGCTGGGTCAGTGGTGATATCGCTTCACTGGCTGCCTCGGGCACTGCCACACTTGTCTTCGACCTTGGCCCCAACTGGGACCAGTACAACGTCGTTCAGGTCGCTGTGGTGCCAGCAGGCCCGTCCAGCGGTTTGAGTGGTGTAGCGGTATACAGCTCTGCTGACGCTGCGTTCAGCGCTGCTACTGATCCGCAACTGAACTACACGTGGGGCGTATCGTTCGGTCCTGCGGCTGGTGCAGCCGTCACGACTCCTCAATCTGCCATGTTCAGCCCCATGGATCGCTACCTGATCGTACGTGCAACCAATGCTGACGCGGTAAACGCTCAGGGTGCTGGTGCTTTCGTGCAACTGGCTGCGAGCCCATTCATCTAAGGAGCTACCATGCCTAGTGGAATCATCGTTACTGACCTCCTCAAGTCGTCGATGCGTCTTATCGGCGCGATCGCCACTGGCGAGACCCCAACGCCTGATGAAGTCAACGACGGTCTGCTGGTACTCAACGACATGCTGGAGAACTGGTCCACCGAAACCTTGTCAGTGTGGGGCTCCAGCAACCAGACATTCGCACTCTCGCCCGGTCAGTCTGTGTACACCATCGGCCCCGCAGGCAACTGGAACACGGATCGACCCATCGACATCGACGATGCGTACATGACTTTCAGTGGTGTGGACTTTCCGGTGAAGGTCATCAGCCAGGAACAGTACAACGAGATCAACCTCAAGACAATGCAGCAGCCCATCGTCGAGCGCCTGCTGTACGTGAATGAGTTCCCGTTGGGGCGCGTCACTGTGTGGCCTGTGCCCACTCAGGCGAACAACATCACGTTGACTATGAACCGCATCCTGAACTTCCCGGTGGCGCTTACAGACGTGTTGACTGGGCCCCCTGGGTTCGTCAAGGCCATCCGGTACTGTTTGGCCATAGAGATGGCACCTGAGTTCGGGGTAGAACCCAGCCCCACGGTAGTGGCTGTCGCTGCTGATGCCAAGGGCGACTACAAGCGTTCGAATATGCCGCTGGTGGTAGCTCAGTACGATGCTGCACTGACCGTGCCGCAAGTGGCGCTCTACCAACGGGGCTACTGACATGGCGCAGTTCCCCTTCATCGGAGGTAGCTACACGGCACGTAGCAAGAATCTGAACGCTGAGGCCTGCATCAACTTGTATCCTGAGGTGGGTAGCCCCAACAGCAAGAACGTTGCGATGCTGGTGGGCACCCCCGGCAAGAGACTGTGGGCGACTGTGGGTACTGGCCCCATTCGAGGTGTACTGCGTATCTCTAAGAGCGTCGCTGTCGTGGTCTCTGGGTCTGAGGTGTACACCGTCGATACCTCCGCTGTTGCAACTCTACGCGGTGTCATCACGATTGGTACTACTCCTGTAGGGCTCGCTACCAACGGTCAGCAGATGATGTTGGTCACTGGTGGGCCAGAAGGCTATGTACTGAATGTATCCACCTACGCTTTCTCGCAGATCGCAGACTCAGACTTCACAGGTGCCGACACGGTGCAGTTCGTGGATGGCTACTTCGTCTTCAACAAACGCAACACAGGTCAGTTCCAGATAACCAGCCTGTACGGCACTGACGTGGACCCACTGGACTTCGCTACTGCTGAAGGATCACCAGACCTATTGCTATCACTGCTGGTGGACCACCGTGAGATCTGGATGTTCGGTGAGACCAGCACGGAGGTTTTCTTCAATAGCGGTAACCCAGACTTCCCGTTCGAGCGAATCAATGGTGCGTTCATTGAGCAAGGCTGTGCAGCCAAGTTCAGCCCAGCCAAGCTGGACAACACAGTTTATTGGTTGACCTACGATGATCGGGGCCAGGGAACTGTGCAGCGTGCTGCTGGGTATCAACCACAACGGGTGAGTACTCATGCACTGGAATTCGCGCTGTCGCAGATGTCGCGCATCGACGACGCCGTGGCGTACACGTATCAGCAAGAAGGACACAGTTTCTACGTACTGAACTTCCCCACTGCTCAGCAGACTTGGGCGTTTGATGCATCCACGGAGTTGTGGCACCAACGAGCATGGCGTGACCCAGCAGACGCATCCATGAAGCAGGATCGCGCTATCTGCCAGATGAACTTCGCTGGTGAGACAATCGTGGGCGACTGGCAGAACGGCAAGCTCTATGTTCTGGACCTCGACTACTTTACTGATAACGGTGACCCCATTGCTCGTGTGCGTACGTGTCCGCATCTGGCTGATGGTAGTTATCGCTATCAGTTCTTCCACGCCTTGCAAGTCGATATGCAGACTGGTGTGGGTATCAATGGGGTCACAGGCACTGACGGTGTCAACCCGCAAGCCATGCTTCAGTGGAGTGACGACGGTGGATATTCGTGGTCAAACGAGCTGTGGGCCGCCATCGGCAAGATCGGTGAACGCCGTACTCGGGTGTGTTGGCGTAGGCTGGGCAAATCACGTGACCGTGTGTTCAAGATCACAATCACAGACCCTGTGCGTGTCATCATGGTGGGTGCGTCTGTCAGAGTAACTGTGGGGGTGTCATGAGCGAAGCCATTCGCTTTGTCCCACCCCGCGTACCTTTCGTTGATACGCGCACCGGCACTATCACTCGCGAGTGGTATCTGTTTCTGCAAGGTATCTTTGATCGAGTTGGTGGTGCTACAGGGCAAGGCAGCACTGATCTTGTTCAAGACATGCCTGATGATGCTGGTTTGGAAGAAGTCAAAGCTACGTTGTTCGCATCCCGTGATGCGGTTGACCAAGCGCCTCTCGCGCAACTCCAGCAGACTGTTGACCAACTTCAGGCCGAGCTGGCCGCCCAACGTGAACTTCTCGCTGAGGCGATGAAGACAATCCAAGACCTTCAACAAGGCATGAACATCTAGGAGCACGCATGTCCGTTACCGCAAAACCCCTGTTCAACCCGCTGCAAGCTGCTGCGGCTGAAACCACGCAGTACACCACGCCCGCTGGTACGCGCACGATCATCGACAAGTTCACTGGCACCAACACCACGGGGGCACCCGCTACCCTGACGGTGAAATTGATACCAAGTGGTGGTGCTGCGGGTGCCGGAAACACGATTGTTAGTGCCAAGACCCTTCAGGCTGGCGAGACGTATACTTTCCCTGAGCTGGTGGGTCATGTGCTTGCCCCCGGAGATTTCATCAGTACGCTGGCTGGCACTGCGGCTGCCATCACTATCCGAGCTTCGGGTCGCGAGGTGTCCTGATGCACCTAGATGAAGTCCGAGGCATTCTAGCGAACCTGATCGCTCAGGGCGCCAACTACATCATCGCTGCGCTAGGATACACCCCAGCCAACCGAGCTGGGGACACGTTCACTGGCGCAGTGATCGCGCCCTCGCTGCAACCTAACGGCACAGGGGTACCATCCAACGGACTCTACCTGCCCGCTGTGAACCGCATCAGTTGGTCGACCAACGCCACGTTTCGTGGCAGCATGGATGAGAACGGGAACTGGATTCTGAACGCCACCACGGCTCAGAACTACGGCTCGCCGTACCGCACTATCGAAGGTCGTGGTGACAACGTCAACACAGGAGCCATCTTCCAGTCGTCCAGCAGTGATCTGTCTGTGAAGTGTCGTATGTTCATTGACTCCGCACAAGGATTCGTCGGAGTGTCCACAGCACACAAGTTCAACATCCAAGCAGGCGGGACTACCGTAGCCACCTACGACACTTCTGGAAACTATCTGCTCGGTGTGTCTGCGGCGGGCACCTCGGCTGCCAAGGTGCTGGGCATGGCAAACGCCACAGCACCTACGACCAGTCCGGCCGGAATGGGCCAGCTCTACGTGGAAGCTGGGGCGCTCAAGTTCCGAGGGTCTTCTGGTACAGTCACTACGGTTGCCCCAGCATGAACGAACTTGTCAGCACACAAGGCGCAGCGGTACTGATGCGTTCCCTCATGGCGGATGGCATCAGTGCCGCCGAACGTACGATGCTCACCATGGAGCAGGCGGACTGCCCTGTGGTGCACCACTTCGGTCCCGGCATCTATATCCGTGAACTGCGGATGAAGGCCGGGATCTTTGCCATAGGGCACCGTCAGAAGCATCAACACATGAACGTGTTGATCAAGGGTCGTGTGTTAATGCTGCAGAACGACGGCAGCACAGTTGAGGTGTCCGCTCCACTGACTTTCGTAGGTGAGCCCGGTCGTAAGATGGGATACATCCTTGAAGACGTTGTGTGGCAGAACGTCTATGCCACCGAGGTACGCGACGTACCGACGCTCGAACGCATGTTCTTGGACAAGAGCACGGAGTGGGAAGAGACTGAGTTGTTACGGGCTCGGGTCGCACACGCCACACACCAATTCGCTAGAGATGACTTTCACAAGTTACTTGACGAATACGGCATCAGCGCACAGACAGTACGTGAGCAGTCTGAGAATGTAGTTGATCAGACTCAAATGCCTTACGGCGCATGGCAATTCAAGACAAACCACTCACCAATCCAAGGTACTGGTGTCTTCCTTACCGCCGATGCTCCCGCAGGTAGTGTAGTAGGGCCAGCTCGACTTGCTGGGTTGCGCACGCCTCTGGGTCGTTACACCAACCACTCCCCTATGCCCAATGCACGCATGGATTTGCTACCCAACGGAGACATCCAGCTTGTGTTGGTGCGCGACGTTCATGGATGCAAAGGTGGAGAGAACGGAGAAGAGGTGACAATTGACTATCGACAAGCCCTGAGTCTCTCAGGGGTTTACCCGAAAGGAGAACAGGTATGAGTGGTATTGCAACAGCAGTCGTGGCGTCCGCGGTTATCGGGGGTGCGGTTGCTTCGAATTCATCACGTAGGGCTGCCGACGCCCAGCGTGACGCAGCCAGTCTCGCCAACCGGACTGAACTGGACCAATTCCACCAGAACCGCGAGGACATGCAGCCGTGGCGTGAGGCGGGTGCTGGTGCGCTGGGTCAACTTACTGCTGGGATGCAGTCCGATGGTGACTACATGCAGGACTTCACGTTGGGTGATTTCATCCGTGATCCTGGCTACGATTTTCGTCTGCAGCAAGGCCAGCAGGCGCTAGATCGGTCTGCTGCTGCTCGTGGTGGCGCGCTCAGCGGTGCAGCTATCAAGGGCAGCCTTCGCTATGGTCAAGACTACGCTTCTAATGAGTTCCAGAACGCATACAACCGTTTCAACAACGACCGTACACAGCGGTTCAACCGTCTGGCGTCTATCGCTGGAATCGGGCAGACTACTACTCGTGACGTGGCGCAGATGGGCAGTCAGACGGCTTCCAACGTCGCCAACAACATCATCGGTGCTGGCAACGCACAAGCCAGCAGCTACGTCGGTCAAGGAAACGCGATCAATGGGGTTACCAACACGCTGGGTAACTTCGCTATGAACAGATACTACCTGAGCCAGATGCCGGGTGGTGGCCAGGGTCCCAGTGGTGGTGTCCAGGGCCAGCAGGCAGGCAGCACCCTTTGGGATGGGGCTGGTGGTGGTCCTGTTTACGGTTGAACATACAAGGAGATCCACAACATGCCTATCGACGCATCCATCCCGCTGCAAGTTCGTCAGGTCCAGCTCCAAGACCCCACGGAGGTCATGGGCAAGGTGATGAGCTTGCGCACGCTGGCAGGCCAGCAACAGCTCCAGCAGATGCAGCTTCAGCAAGCGCGACAACAGCAAGACCAAGAGCGCACGTTGGCCGATCTGTACCGAGGGAATATCAACCAAGACGGCACGGTCAATCGTCAAGCCATTCTGAGCTCTGCTGCTGAGAAGGGTTTGGGCACGCGCATTCCAGGGCTGCAGAAGCAATTCGCAGATGCTGATAAAGCTACGGCTGATGTATCGCACACCAAGGCTCAGACTGGTGAGATCGATTTCAATGTGGCGAAGAAGCGTATGGACGCTTCCGCTGCTGCGATCAACTCGTTGGTCTCGAACCCTAATGTTACGCACCAGGATGTAATCAACATGATGGTCAATCTGGTGCAACAGGGTATTGCCACACCGGAGCAAGGCCAGCAAGCTATCCGTGAGTTGCCGGGTCGCCCGGAGCAGCTCCGACCTTTTCTCATGCAGAAGGGCCTGCAAGTGATGGATGCAGCCAAGCGCATGGAGATGCTCCAGCCCAAGCTTGAGAAAGTAGATAACGGAGGTCAGATCAGCTTCGTGGATACGAACACTATGACGAACCCCCGAGGCCCCGCCCCGATCAAGCGGGTTGCCACTCCGGGCGAGCAACTCAGCGCCAGCACCACGATGCGCGGTCAGAACATGACGGATGCTCGTGCTCGTGAAACTAATCAGCTCACCCGTGAGGCGAATGCCAACGTGTATGATTCCGAGCGTGGGGTACTGGTGAACAAGGCTACTGGGTTGGCACGAGAAGCAGCTACGCTCGATGGTAAGCCTATCGGTGCGAAACCCAAAGAGCTCACCGATGCACAGGCCAAGGCGCTTCTGTTTGGTACGCGAGCGCAGGAGTCCGATGCCATCTTGCAGAAGTTGGCGAAGCAGGGTACGGATATGCCTTCTGTCGTCAAGTCCGCGGTGGAACGTACCCCACTTGTTGGTGGAGCGCTGGGCGCTGGTGCCAACGCTACGCTCGCTTCGCCTGCACAGCAACAGGTCGAGCAAGCCCAGCGAGATTTCGTGAACGCGGTGTTGCGTCGTGAATCTGGTGCTGTTATCGCTGAGTCTGAGTTCGAGAACGCCAAGAAGCAGTACTTTCCGCAAGTTGGGGACAGTGACCAAGTCAAGGCGCAGAAAGCACAGAACCGCCAGCGGGCTGTTCAGCTCATGCTGCAGGAGGTTCCTGCTGTGCGGCGAGGTGGTGAACCCCCCGTTACCACCCCGGCGGCAGGAACCACTGACTTCCAACTACCTGCTGACATCCAGGAAATCTTAAACAAGCACGGAGCAAAGTGATGGCAACTCAAGAAGACGTTATCAAAGCTATTCGCAACGCGGATGCGGCTGGTGATTCTGCCTCCGTGCGTCAACTTGGTGCGGTGCTCCAACAGATGCAGGCAATCACACAAAAACAGGCCCGTATCGACAAACTGAAGAAAGACAACCCGGCCGAGTACGATCCAGAGTCACCAGAGTTCCAAGCCAGATACGGGCCTACTTCCAACATGTCCACGACTGATAAGGTTCTGGCTGGTGCTGGTAAGGCGTTCTCAGACACAAATCGCGGGATGGGGCAGCTTTTGCGTAAGGTGATGCCTGACAAAGCGGCCGACTTCATCGGGCTTCCAACGCAAGCAGACATTGACGAATCCAAGCGTCTCGATGCACCGCTGATGAAGACCACTGCGGGCAAGGTCGGCAACGTGGGCGGTTCGGTTGCCATCGCTTTACCCACCGTGTTCATTCCAGGCGTCAATACGGTGACTGGTTCTGCAGCGGTGGGTGCCGGTATGGGGTTTACGCAGCCTGTAGCCAGTGGTGAGTCCCGTCTGAAGAACACCGTGGTGGGTGGGGCCTTGGGCGCTGCTGCCCCCGTTGTAGCCCGTACCGTGGCGGCGGGCTACAACGGCGCAAAGGCGTTGGTAGAGCCCTTTACAGCCAAGGGCAGGGACGCCATTGCCGGACGCACCTTGAAGCGTTTTGGTGTGGAGGCAGGCGACCTTGCCAACACCACCAACAACCCCACCGTCACAGGGGCCCGGACTACGCTGGCAGAACAGATCACGCGTCCCGAGGGGGCTGCTGGTGCTGCTCGGTTGCAGGACTCGGTGCGTTCGTTGGACCCTGAGATCGCTGCCAAGATGGCTGCTCGTGAAGTCGAGAACAACGCTGCACGGGTGGGCACGCTGCGTGAGATGGCTGGTGAAGGTGGTCAGCGCGAGTTCTACGAGGCTGCTCGCAGTCAGGCAGCCAAGAAGCTGTACGGCCAAGCGTTCAGTGCAAAGCCGACCGCCGTGGCTGTCGAAGGTGTGTCAGACGCTTCTGCTCTCGGAAAATCACAATTGACTCAGCTGGCAGCTGATGTAGTGCAGAACAGCACTGGTCCCAAGAAGGCAGTCGATATGGTCCGTGCAGCGTTGATGAATAAGGCTCCTGGCAAGTTGGTGACGTACGATGCTGCTGGTAACGTGAACGGCGCTCTTAGTTATGAGGTCAATCAAGCAAACAAGACAGTGTTTGTTCACGAGCTTGGTAGTTTGGAGCAAGGTCAAGGCAGCAGGCTTGTAGATGCACTGACAAGTCAAATTCCTAAGGACTACTCGATTTCGTTGATTCCGGCAAACAAGTCGGCTTCGTTTTGGTCTAAACAAGGTTTCTCCGCTGGCGATTCCCCCGGGATGCTATACAGGTCTGGGGCGCAGAGCACCAGCTTTCAGAATAGTATCGAGAAGCTTATGCAGATGCCTGCCATCAAGGCCGCAGTGAAAGACGCTCAAGAACTAGCATTGAACCAAGGCAAGAAGCTAGACCCTGCTGGCAGTCTTGAGGGCCTGCACAACATGAAACTGGTGTTGGATGATCAGATCGCCAATCTAAGTAACGGCACCGTCTCTCAAGTGAACAAAGCTCGTTCAATCCAAGCTGCTCGAGATAAACTTGTTCAATTCATGGAGCGCGTGAGCCCCGGCTATGGCGAGGCTCGAGCTACTTACGCGGCTATGAGCAAGCCTCTGAACCAGATGGACGTGGCTGATACCTTGTTCCGCAAGGGCACCAGTGCCACCAGCGATCTGGGCGGCACCCCACGTCTGATGCCCAACAGGTTTGTCAACTTGCTGAAGAACGAAGAGGCTACGGTCAAGGCAGCTACGGGGCGTGATCTTGGCAAGTTGTCTCAGGTGATGGAGCCTGAGCAGTTTCAGAAGATCATGGCTGTGGGCCAGGAGCTGGACAAAGCCGCTGCTGTGGGACGTGTTGCCAACGGGCCTGGGAGTGCTACCGCTCAGCGATTAGCATCTCAGAACGTGCTCCGCCAGCTCCTTGGCCCCACGGGTCTGCCGCAGAGTTGGGCCGAGAGTACACTGCTGAATACGGTTATGCGACCAGTGCAGTTCGCGTATGGTGGTGTGGCTGAGCCCAAGATTCAAGCGGTACTGGCCGATCTACTGCTCAACCCTGCCAAGGCGCAAGCTGTTCTACATGCAGCCCGTACCGCTCCGCAACGTCTGTCGCCTGAGCTGCGAGCAGCCCTCCCGTATCTCGAGCAAGCACTCAAGACCTCAGCGCCTGCTGCTGGTCTCTCGGGCCAACGGTGAGAATAGCACCCGTTTGAGTTTGCTGTCTGGCATGCGTCTACGCAACCACTCGGTTAACATCCGGACTGGCACCAGGATGGCAAGTGCGACAAACGGTTTCAGGAAGATTGATAAAGCAAGGCTCATCGTTACTTTGAAGGAGAAATGACTATGGCAACACTGCTCCCCAACGGCAAGCAGTACTTCACGGACAGCGCGGGAGCTCCGTTGGTTGGTGGTAGGCTGTACACCTACGACGCTGGCACCAACAATCCTCGCACTACTTACCAAGACTACGCAGAGACGGTACCCAACACGAACCCAATCATCCTTGACGCACGGGGTGAGGCGTTGGTCTTCTGGAGCGGTTCGTACAAGGTGGTTCTGAAGGACGCTGCAGATGTTACCATCTGGACTGTTGACTACGTCTCCGATACGTCACTGCTGGTAAATCAGCTGATCGCTCGTTTGGGTAACCCAGCCAGTGCCTCTGACGGTGCTGGTATGCTGGCGTTCACGTATGCAATGAACTACGTGGCTGGAACGCTGGGGTCGCTGCCCCGCAACTTCGGCATCGACATGACGCAGCCTCCGTTCAACTGCAAGAACGATGGCAGCGCGGACTGCTCCGTGGCTACGCAACTGGCGCTGAATAGCTATCCCGGCATCCCGTTGTTGTTCGGTCATGGCACATTCCGGTTTGACTCCAAGGTGTCTATCAACGGTGCGCCGACTTGGGGCGTGTTCGGCACTGGCGCCATCATCCGTGGCGCGGGTGTGGGGTCCACCTTCTTCGATAACAGGGTCGCCAACAACCCACTGTTCGATGTTGACAGTGACACCCACGGCGGAACGTACCATGCCAACATGGGCACTACGTTCGAGCACTTCAACATCATGACCACCACGAGCCCCGCCAACTCCACAGGCATCCGGGTTCTGAACGGGTATCAGGTCACGATCAACAACTTGGTCATCAAGGGCATGACCCAAGATGGCATTGAGCTCGCGAACGGGATATACACGGACGACGGTTGGAATCGTGTGTCTATCATCAGCGTGTGGCTAGACTCTTGCGTACGTTGGGGTATCAAGGCAGACGGCAGTGCTGGTCGCAATGAAGGCAGTTACACGTATCTGCGTTGTGTGTTCTTCCAGTCGTGCGGTACGGCCAGCGCCGCTGCGATCCCGCCATCAGGCGCCATGATATGGAAAGGTCAGGTGCTGGTCATTGAGAGCAGCGGCGCTGCCAACGGTTGCCAAAACGTGGCACTGTTCATCAAGGGTGAGTCCGGGCTTGCCAACACGGTGGACATCCGCAACTTCACCAGCGAGAACACTGTCAAGCGAGGCATCTACTGTACTGGTGTCAAAGCGTTTAAGGCTCGCAACATTCAGATCTACCAGAACAACACTTACCAAGGCACGGTCGGCGTGGAGTTCGATGGTTCCGCGTACACGGTGGACAACATTGACATAGATGGCGCAGTCGTCCGCGCCACAGTGGACAACAACGCATTCACGGCGTTCAAGATCAGTGGGGTCAACGCAGTGCTAGACCGCTGCCGTGTGCGGAATGTGTCCTGGGACAACTTCGACCACGTTGGTCAGACTCGCTTCGATGGGTGGCAATTCGACCTTGTGCCTCAGTGCTGTGAGCTCGTGGTGCTGGACACACTCAACATCCTCTTCCGTCCTAAGACAGTGCAGGGCATTGGCAACAAAACCCCGTATCGGTTGCGTGGTCCTGCTGGCGGCGCTTCTTCGTCCACTTCAGGTGAATGGGTGGCGCATGAGATCGCTTCCGGTGGTCTTGGCAAAACCAACGCAGGTCTCACTGCTTCGACTCGGTATTACGCGTACCTCTACGACAACGCCAACTTCAACGCACTAGAGCTGAGTACTACAGCACCAGTGGTTGATCCTTCTACGGGCTATATGGTCAAGACCGGGGATACCACCCGCCTATATGTCGGCAGTGTGCAGACGGATGCTGGCTCTCTGTTCATGACTAATGCGTCTGGGTGGCTGAACCCCTCGGCTGTCGCTGATGCCCAGCCCGGCACGTATTCGTACGTGTGGTATTCGTCTACGTCTGGTGCTTTTCGGTACACTCGGGCCATTCTTCCTACTTCCGATACCGATGGGGCACTGCTATGATGGATCAGCAAGTATTCAATATCGCCATCGGTATCGCCGGGGCACTCGGCGGCTGGTGGATGAAGGCCATGTGGGATGCCCTGAAAGACCTGCAGAAAGCAGATGACCGCATGGCTCAACAGGTATCAGATCTCAAGGTGTTGGTCGCAGGTCAGTATGTCAGCCGTGAATCCTTTGACAAGCTATCTACGGCTATCTTCACCAAGCTAGACCGTATCGAAGACAAGCTCGACAAGAAAGTGGATAAGGAGTAGCGTCATGATGCTTTGGCTCATAGGTGGTGCCCTCTTCGTAGCCATCTGTCTAGGTTGGTTCTTGTACGAAGTGGGGCGTGCTCCGGTCATGGAGGATGAGGAATGATCAACAGTCGCGACATCAAAGACTTGCATCCGAAAGTTGCTGCGCTGTGCAGTGCCTTCGTTGACAAGTGCAAGAAGCAGGGTATCGAGGTCCTGATCACCAGTACGTACCGTGACGCCGAATCACAGTCGGCACTGTACGCCCAAGGGCGAACGACTCCAGGCAAGATCGTGACCAATGCCAAGGCTGGCCAGAGCTGGCACAACTGGCGCTGTGCGTTCGACTTTGTACCTATCGTCAATGGTAAGGCTCAGTGGAACGACGCCGTGACGTTCGAGCGTTGCGGCAAGATCGCTGAGTCTCTCGGTCTGGAGTGGGCTGGACGATGGACTCGTTTCCGTGAGTTGGCACACTGCCAGTACACGGGCGGACTCACGCTGGCTGACTTCCAAGCTGGCAACACATTGGAGGTAACTTGAATATGGACTGGAAGAACATCATCGGTACGGTAGCTCCGTGGATTGGTACTGCTCTGGGCGGGCCTTTGGGCGGCATGGCGGTAGAAGCAGTAGCCAACGCACTTGGTATCAGCGACAAGACCACTGATGCAGTGAAGCAGGCGTTGTCTGGTGTCACGCCTGATCAGATGCTCGCGCTCAAGAAGGCTGACCAGGACTTCGCTTTGCAGATGCAGGCACTGGGGTTCAAACAGGTGTCTGACCTTGAAGCTATCGCGGCTGGTGACCGAAAGGATGCTCGGTCGATGCAGGTCAGCAAGCCCAGCCCTGTGCCCGCAGTGCTATCCATCGGCGTGACGGCGGGCTACTTCGGCATCCTCATCGGGATGATGCTGGGTGCGCTGAAAGTGAGTGACTCTCAGGCACTCCTGCTCATGCTCGGGTCACTCAGTACAGCTTGGGGCGCTGTGATGGCGTTCTGGTTCGGCACCACACGGGATTCCGGTCGAAAGACGGAGCTCTTGGCACAAGCGCCTCCGGTGGGTAAACCCTGAGATACCAACGGTATCTGCCCGCGTCAAAGGCCCCCCAACAGGGGCCTTTGTTGTCTTTGGACTAGGGGTAGGTATAGGCCCGTCCGTGTTTGCCTTGCCAGCGCCAGATTTTGTCTTTCGCTGGGGGCTAGTGCAGGTGGCTGGAAGCTGGCGCTTGGGGCGTGGCGGCAGGCTTGCCTCCGTGCTGTACCGTGCGCAGGACCTCAATCGTTTCTACCAGTCCGGGCGGCAGATCCATCACCATCCGCACCTCTAGACCAGTAGCACCAGCGAGGCTGATGTTGTTGCGCACTGTCTCACGCAACGCCACTTCTACTGCGATTAACTCGTTGTCCGCGGTGACGTCACAATGAAACATCGCTGTGCCCTCACCAGGGTTGTCTGGTTCTTCCTTGAAGAACGTGATACAGTGTTTGAGCATGTGCTTCTCCTATACGTAGTCGATGAGTAGGTAGTTCTTGCCTTCGCGTTCGGCTTGGGTAGCAGCGATGCGGACTGCAGCGCGGTCTCCTCTGACGCATGCAACGTACCCCGACCGGAAGCAGCGGCACCACGCGTCACGTACGTCCACCCACTCTTCCCAGTTCAGTCGGCGCTGTACCGCCTGCAGTTCCACCAACCGACGGAGACTGCCGCAGTCCAGCGGAGTCAGTGTGCCCGCTTCAGGCACGGGGCCCGTGTGGATGATGTCACGTGGCTTTACGTCTCGTTGGGCTTGTTCTATAAGGGCGTGATCGGTGCTCATATTTGTCCTTCAGTACACGATGACTACGGCTCTCTTGCCGAGTGCCTTCAGCTGCGCGGCTTGTTCGTCGCCTGCTCTGGTGGCAGCCACACGGTCACCAACACCCTCGACCACGATGCGGCTGCCCACTTGCACCAAGAACTCGTTCCGCTTGGGGTCGTGGTGTACCGACACCTGAATGCCAGGACCACGAGTGCGCTTGGTACCACTGCCCTTGAGGATGCTGATGGCGGTATCCAGATGTCGGGTGTCAGTCATGGTGTGTTCACTCGCCCAGGATGTCGTCAATCTGGAAATCAACGGCGTCCTTGACTGCCTTGATCTTGTTCTTGTTCTTGGTCGCCTTGCTCATCGTGGGCTTCTTGGCAACCTTTACAGGCTCAGGGACAGAGGCTTCAACTTTGGGGTTGGACTTGCTGCGCTCGTAGAGCACGTCCTGTACCTGCCAGCCGTTCTTCTTGGCAGTACGACGACAGCAGACCACCAGCTTGCCTTCTTCGTTGATGGCCACGATGGGGCGCTTGCGGCCGTCTTGCTGGGCCAGCGTGGCGGCAGCCTTGGCGGTCTTGGCAACCACGGGGGCCAGCTTGGGGGCGGGGGTAGAGGTTTTGGTCATGGTAGGGTTCCTTTCACGTTGCGGCAGGCACCGTGCCGACCGTGAACGAATGTTCGCACGTTTCAGGAACCCTTCGCAAGACTTAGTTGAACGTAGGGCTATTCAACCTTGGTTCACGTAGCCTGGGCCGGGCACCCCACTATCAAAGAGTTGCACAGGTTCCGGCGGGTAGCACTCACGGATCAACCGTTGGATGCGTTCCGCCAGCATCTCGAGGTCTTGCACCATCGTCCAGTTGGTAGCCGACGTGATACAGGCGTACTCCAACGGCAGCAGCTTGTTGGCTTCGGCGTACTCGGTCATGCGAGCCATCGTGGTGAACTTGTGACGCGGAGTACGTGCGTTGTTGCGGGCCAGCTCCAGAAGCTTCTCCGTGAAGTGCAGCGCCTTCTCGGCGTCCTCCTTGCCCTTCTTGAAGCGGTGCCGTGTCAGGTACTTTGTGATCTGGCCCTCAAAGTACCCAAGGTCCAACTCGTGGGCGAGGTCCCAGTGTTGGAAGTGGTTGCTGTAGTGGGTGCCCCCCACTTGCTTGTCATTCGCACTCATGCGTTCATCTCCAGTTCTGCGCCAGCAGCAGGCGCGATTCCAAGGGAAAGGGCTTCCAGGACTACCTCATCGGTGAGCTGCTTGGCACAGGGCGGCAGATACGCTGCGATGATCCACCCGAGCCCACGGGCTACCGTCGGTTTCATGTACGTGTTACCCATGCGGAACTCTTCCAGGCACCACAACACCAGCTCCATACGATCAGCCCACTTCAGCAGCGCAGCTTCTTCCTGAGTGAGGTCGAGTCTGAACTCCTGATACAGCGGATACAGATCACGCTCTATACTGTCTATCAACGGCCCCAGCTCTGGGTGGGCACGCTTGATCGGTGCAGGGATGTCACCTGTCATAAGCTCCGGGAGGTCATGGTGCAGGATAGCCTCGTAAATTGTGGAACGCGATTGCAACCCGTAGTCACCATGACCTTCGGTCACTTGTTTGACCAACATCAGCATACCGAACGTGTGCTCTGCGATGGTCTGCGTGCGATGCGTGCGCTTGACGTGGTAACGCTTGACCGCACCCGCATCACGGTACAGCGTGGCTTCGACCAGCGCCTTCATGCTTGCCCCGCCTTCTCAGCACGACGCATGACCCAGTTCGTCATGGCCAGACGCCAGTCCTCGGCAGCCACCTCGTCCAGCACATTGATAGCGTTCTCGTAGCGTTTCATCTTGTACAGGTTGTACGCACGCACCACGTGACTGACCGTCTGCTGCCCGAACGACGAACGGTACTCGAAGTGTTCCAGGTTCTCACCGTTCTCAACTTGCTGGCACATGCCTTCGCAGTCAGCTAGAAGAAGTACCGCGTCCATCGCGCCACGTGCGATGGGGCGGGCCTCAACTTCACCTCGTGTGTACGGGTTGGTCACGTGCCCCGAGTCGTGCTCGCCAGCCGTGTATTTCAACCAGAACGGGTTGTCCTCGTAGACATGGAAGTTGTTCGACTGCTGCACATAGAAGCCCCGCTCCAGCTTGGCATAGATGGCGATGAACTCCTGCAGCATGCTGAACTGCACAGCGTTCGCACCATACGCGCCCCAGATGGCGTCGTTGCTGCGGTTGCACACGGTCATGTTCAGGCGACCGTTGACTATGTCCAGCATGATCAGATCGTTGCAAGGCATGTCCTTCGTGTTGGCACCCATGTCCAGCTCTGGATGCCAGATACTCATCACGCACTGGCGGGTATCAGGCTTGGACACGAGCAGCTCAACGGCACGGAGGATCTGGTCAAATCCGAAAGCCTTGCGCAGACGGTGGCCGTAGGCGCCGTGGAAGGTCACGCCATCGTCGCTGAACCGCTTGATGCTTTCCAAGAACATGCTGGGCAGTTCCACGCGGTTGGAGCCCCCCAAGATCCACAGACTCTCGATGAGGTGGAAGAACGGATTGGCATCACGCACACTGTCAAACAGTACGCGCTCTTCCGGGCGTTCATAGATGGTGGTGACAGGGCCATTGATACGGAGAGTCTTCATACTACGCGACTCAGCGGGTCTGCCGCTGGCTTGCATCATCTGCAGCGCCCAGAAGAGCGCATCGTTCACGTTGCGGACACGCAGGCTTGCGCCGAACTGGTTCATGTTGGTTCCTTTCAGAGTAGATCGTCAACGCTGGGTTCAGGGAGCCCCAGCAGCTCAAGCGTCAGATTGTACGCCTGACGGTATTGTAGTCGGTGAACGTTCAGTCCTGCTCGTTCAATACGGTCAGCCCAATTGCGAGCGGACTGTTGCTTGCGGTACAGGTTCTTCGGGTCGTATGGCTTCGTGGTGCCCTTGGCTGCACGACGCTTCAGCACGTTCTTGATACAGACGGTATCAGGGGTGTCCAGCAGGATGAACACCGCTTCGTCGAACAACTTGGCGAACGACACGCACGTGTCCTGGCCGGGGGTGACCAGTCCTTCAGCGAACACGTTGTCCCCAGCGCGGGCACGCAGCATCAGCACGCGGTACAGGTCCGCATACGGCTGGAACCCGTCCACACCCCCACAAGCGGTGCCGTACTTGCCAGCCAAAACCACGCCAGCTCGTTCCGTAGGGGTCCAGGTAGCCTTGGGGTTAGTTGGTAGTCTTTGGACGCCCTGTGCACCACCAGTGGCAGCCAATACAGCACGGGCCAGTGTGCTCTTGCCTGACCCGTTGGTGCCGTGTACGTAGACGAGCGTACTCACAGGTGCCTCACTACTTGTTCGAGTGTCTCTGGAGTCCAGATACCACCAGCCAGCAGCCCCTCACGGAGCGCAGCAGCGGGCTTGCCTTCCACGCCCTGCAGACGCTTCCACGCCTTGGCACTGCGGAAGCCGTACTTGTAGTCGCCGACCACATGCTGCTTGAACACGCAGCACACGGTTTCGGCTTCCTGCAACGCCAGCTTGCGGCCGTTCTTCACTGGGTACGGGATGTCTGTGATGCGCGCGGTCACGTCTTCCACCACATACGGCAACGAAAACGAGCCTTCGTCTTGATACGCTGGATCGATGTCCCAGATGATCTGTGCGCCCTGCTGAGGCACCTTCGGCATGTACTTCTCGCAGCCGGTGAAGTCCACAACCTCGTCGAACACAGTATCCCAGATGTCGGCCAGCTTCCAGTAGAAGTAGTCGCCCATCTGCGCCATGTGCTGCATGTTCTTCCGCACCTGTAGGTAGCTCGCACCGTGCGTGGCCTCGATCATGGCTTCAGGCTTCGGGTACAGGTCCTGCCACTGCATCAACGCCTTCTGTCCAGCCTGACCACGGAAGTGCCGACGCTCGGAAGCACGCTTGGCGCTGGGGAACACGTGACGCAGGAACTCGTAGAACTTCGCGCCTTGGAACTGGCACGCGATGGCAGCGATGCCGGGGTTGTAGTAGGTACACCACGCCAGCACGTAGCGCATCTTCGTAGCTCGGTCCAACTCAGCACGCTTCAGCAGCATGTAGCCTGGATCTGCGTCCTCCAGCTTGAACATGACCTCAGCGAACTTGCGCCAGTCTTGACGGTGGTCAGCAGCCACCAGCTTGTCTACATTCACGGTTCTCTCCTTTCAGTGATACCAACGGTATCGGGGTTACGTCAGAAGCTCCTGGACTTCGCGGTATTCTTTAAGTAGCCTTATGGCACGACGTTCGTCAGCGTGGCGCATGCGCTGAGTCATCAGCATTACTTCATCCACGGTGTCGCGGGTGATGAGGTGCTTGATCATAACATGGTCACGCCCTGTGGCGATCTGTCGTGCTGCACCGATGCGCTCAATGACCTGAGCGTAGTACTCTCGGCTCCAGAGCATGCTGTAGAACACCAGTACGTTGCCCCCGCCTTGCAGGTTGAGTCCGTGGCCTGCTCCTTGCGGATGCACCAGCATCACACGGTGCTTGCCAGCGTTCCACTCGTCTTGGAGCTTCTGCAATGAGCGCTCGTTCTTGCAGTCAGCGATAGCGGGGGCTTTGGGAAAGGCAGCACGCAGGCGAGCCAGATCAGGCTTGAACCAGTAGGCCACCAGCACATTCCCACCCACCCCATCGATGACTTCCTTGAGCGCCTCCAGCTTGGCATCATGCACCGCTTGCCACGTCTTCTCGCCGGCGTCGTCATCTAGGTATATGAACCCGTTGGCGAGCTGCCAACACTTGGAAGACAAACTTGCTGCGCTGAGTGCTTCGGTGCTGCCCTTCTCCATCTCAAGGAACATCTCTAACTCGAGCTTACGGTACACCGTGCGTGCTGCTGGTGGCAAGTCAACGTACACCTCTTGCTTGATGGTGGGCGGTAGCTCCAGCCAGTCCTCTGCCCGCATGGTCAAGATCAACGGGCTGATCAGCTCTAGTATCTTCTGCTCGGCGTCATCGTCAGCCACGTAGCCGTAGCCCTTGAACCCACCGGGGTGGAAGAAGCGACTACGGTAGCGCTCTACCTGAGCACCCAGACGCTGGCCCTCGTCTAGGATGAACACCTGCCCCCACAGGTCGAGCAGACCCTTGGGCGCTGGCGTGCCAGTGAGAATGGTGCGTCGGTCGAACTTCTTGAGCCACCAGCGTAACGAACTGAACCGCTTACTGCCGGGGGTCTTGAACATACTGGACTCGTCGATGACCAGCGCATCGTAGGGCCAGCCGTACTTCTTCACCCGTGACTTGAGTACGCGCAGCAGCCAGCGCAGGTTGTCTACGTTGATGATGTGAATCTGCGCTTGGCTGTTTAGGGCCAGCAATCGCTGACGCTCGTTGCCTGTGAGCAGCTTGAACGTCAGGTGCCGTGTGTGCGCCCACTTCCGCGCCTCTTGACGCCAGACGCCCTGAGCAGGTCGCAGCGGAGCAACCAGGAGGACGCGATTAACCACGCCCTTGTCGAGTAGGTCCGAGTAAGCCGTGAGCGTACTGATCGTCTTGCCCAAGCCCATGTCAAGGAACAGGCCAGCACGGCGAGTCTTCTTGAGAAAGTCAACAGCACGACGTTGATAGCTGCGTAGATCATTTCGTTGGAGCATGTTGGTCCAGTGCAGCGTCCACAGACGCCTTGGTGTTGCACACGTAAACGCGAAAACCCAATTGTCGCAGCTTGGTGTGCCAGCGTTCCTGAAGCGGCTCAAAGGAACCGCCCACAGGACGCTTCAGTTCAAAGAACAGCACGATACCGCCCGGTAGCAGCACCAGCCGGTCCGGGATGCCACGCATGCCGAACGGGTTGAGCTTGATGCACAGGCCACGCAGCAGCTTGACCACCTTCTTCAGATGGTTCTCTACCGTGTCCTCTGTGTCGTAGCGGTCAGTACGCATACATCAACGAAAGTCGGATGTCTGTCTCGTATTCGTGCCAGCGCTCTTCCCAGTACTCGTCGCTCTCAGCGTGGTGTTCAGCGCACAAGGTTGCGTAGTTGGATTCTTCATCGTTATACGCTGTATTCTGACGCCTGCGATACGCAGGCATCGTGCATCCTGGATACCCACATTGACATTGCAGTTGATACATGGTTTAGCCCTTTTCATAGCGGATGCACGTGAAGCCCTTGGCTGCCAGCGGGATGCCATGACCCCACTGACCCTTCTCACCGACGACGCACACCAGCTTCTCCAGCTCCTTGATATTGCTGGTGCCACGCTTGCGCAGCGTGAGCAGCTCGTCATGCACGGTGCCGAACACCGGATAGCCGTTGGTCTCGGCGGACAGCATGCCCTCCTGCATCACGTCGAAGGCAATGCCCTGCACGATGTTCTCAATGAGCTTTCCACCGTAGGTCTTCTCACGGACGAACTGGCCCTTGATCTCGGTGCGGAAGCTGATCTCGAATGCAGGCTTGCCCCAGCGCTCCACCGGGATGGCCCGTGCATACGGGTAGCGGATCTCACGGCCGGAGGGTAGTTGAATGCAGAGCCAGTGCTCGCGCATGAAGAACTTGCACTTCAGCCCACGGAACACTTCGCCGGGGTTGCGGATAGCACCAGCCACCAGACGTTCCACCTCGCCCCAGCTCTTGACGATGGCGGGGTGCCCATCACGGTACGCCTTGACAGCGGTCTTGGCGAACTGCTCGGTGATGATTACGCCAGCGTTGGCAGCGTAGTCCACGAACTTGACGCCACCCAGCTGATACCCGCAGCCCAACACCAAGTTCTTAGCGATGCGGCGCTGCTCGTCCGTCACGTCATCCAGGCTCTTCAGCTTGTACAGCTTCATCGCCATGAGCTTGTACACGTCGACGCCCTGACGGTACGCCTCCAGCATGTGCTCTTCGCCAGCAATCCAGGCCAGCACACGGGCCTCAATCGCCGTGTAGTCCACCACGGCCAGCTCGTAGCCGTCTGGCGCCTTGATGAACCCCCGCATGCACTGGCTGATGACATCAATGGGCTTGTCGTACAGCAATAGGAATAGCTCTGGGTCTGCATACTCCAGCAGTGCGAACACCAGTTCCCGCTGATGCGCCTTGAGCAACCCACGGATGAAGTTATGCGGCTGCACCAGACGGCCAGCATAGCGACCCGTGTGCGCACCGTGATAGAGGAACCCGCCCTGCACCACGTGATCGTGTGGGTCAGCGCATAGCTTCATGCTGATGAGCTTCTTGGTACTGGCCTTGCCAGCCTCTACACGCAGCTCGAGTAACTCCTTGGCGTCGTCGCTCAGCTCGTCGTTCTTCAGTGCTTGGCGAACCGTCTCGGCACGCATGTTCTCAAGGTCAATGCCGCGCTCGCTGAAGAAGTCCAGCATCTTCTGCACCTGCGTGGCCTTCAGTCCACCAGTCAGGGCAGCCACGCGGGCAGCGATGTTGATCTCCAGTGACTGCACGACCTTCAGTGCCTTGTCCACCAGCGGCAGATCGATGGGCAATCCACGATCGTTCATCACCATGTCCAGAATGAACATGCGACGCTGGCGCGGAATTAGATCAGGCAGTGCTTCATCCAGCTCCACCTCACCCAGCACGTCACGAGCGCAGTACTCGCTGAACCGCTTGAACCGTACAGGGTCATCCTTGGGGTGGATGCGCGTGGCAGGGTTCGTCTTGGTGGGCTTGCGTGGCTGGCAGAACACCTTGATGAGCTTACTGCCCTCCATGTCCTTCTCAACCGTGCTGCCCAGCGCCTTCAGCGCTTTCTCCAGACTGCGGGGCAGGCCGGACGCGGCTGCCTTGGCTGCGGTGCAGACCCACTGGCTATCCTTGACCTCGGGCAGCCCGGGGCACTGCCTGCGGAGGGCATGCCGCCACACCACCCGCTCAAAGGCAGCATTGTGGGCACCCAGCCTACCCCCACCCCTAACCCACGCCACCAGACGCGCAGGCGGGGCGTCTTGCCACGGCAGCCACTCCTCTGGGTAGGTGTCACCGGGCAGCAGGAAGCGGGCCACCAGCACCTCGCACGACGGATGCCGAGCGTACCTGTGTCCGCCTACCTTGCGAATGTCCAGCTCGCAGTAGGTCTCGAAGTCAAGGTGGCCAATGTCAGTACTCACTTGAAATCCTCGCTAGCACTGATGCGTCCACACTGGTGCAGCTTGCCCGGTTCCAGACTGAACAACACCCATCTACCACCCTGCTGTCGCCAACGCACATCCATGCTTCCACATCGCTTGCACTTCGGGCCTTGATAAACGCGCACAGGGGGTTTATCTCCGTGATGCTCACAGCCGTCGACGCAATGGCCGAACAGGCAATCCATGGGTACTTGACCAGTTTCTTTGAATACCTTACAGACCATTTCACACCTCCTGAAGACGACTATGGCGCCCGAAGGCGCCACAGATGTACCGCGATACCGTGTGGTATCAGGCCGGTGACACGGTCATGCCGCTGACCTTGGATTCGCCGGGCTCCAGGGCGATGACTTCCTTCTTGGCCAGCGAGTACAGCACGAGGCGCAGCTTGCGGGTCTCAGTGCCCAGCTTCTCAGCCAGATCGCGACTGTTGATGGGCTTCTTGCTGCGCTTGAAGTGGGCGACCACGCCTTCAGTGATGGTGTTGCGCTCGCCTTCATCGAATCGGATCGGCTCCTTCTTGGCCTTCTCCTTCGACTCGACGGAGGCTTCCTTGACAGCAGCCTTCTTGGCAGGTTTGGCTTCGGCCTTGGATTCTTCCTTCGCCGCCTTCTTGGCAGCGGGGGCCTTGGCTTCCTTGGCGGGAGCAGCGTCTGCCTTCTTGGCAGCAGCCTTCTTGGCAGGTTTGGCTTCAGTGTCGCCAAGCAAATCGTCGATGTCGTCTTTCTTGCTCATGGTGGGTTCTCCAGGTTGGTTGAGCTGCCCCAGAGAACCCTGAGGCGCGGTGTGAAACGAAGTTTCTAGCAGGTTGAACGGTTCCGCTTACAGCAGGTCGTCCACGTCGGTGTTGCGCTTGCCCTTGCTGACCGTGGTGGTCTTCTTGCCAGCCGTCTTCTTGGCGGGCTTGAAGTCGTCCTCGGCGCTTGGGTCGCCGGACAGACGGTCACCATCGTCCAGCTTCTGCACGTTGATGAGCAGGAACGCCACGCCTTTGGACTCGTTGTCGTAAGCGTATGGGCGGCAGCTCACACGCACACGGCAGCCGTCGTACAGCTCGGACTTGTCCATGATAGGCTCAGCGTCTTGGTCCACCACGCCCGGCTTTTCCGAGGTCTTGAACTTGACGCTGATACCGGGCTTGTCGAAGCCAACGAGGGGGTTGTCGTCGTCGTCAACCTTGTCAGCGTTGTCGGCGAAGGGCCAGTTGGCCTTACCCTTCTGCACCAGTTGCATGAACTTGGCGCCAAACTTCTCTTCACCCTTAGCGGTAGCCGCTTCTTCCAACTCAGACAGGTCAGTGTCCTCATCGAAGATCAGGGTGATTTCGTACTTCGGCTCGCCTTGCGGGTTGCCGTTCTTGTCCTTGCGCTGACGCGCCTGGAACACCGAGGCGAAGCGAGCGGTGCCTTCAGGGGTGTGGATGCGGTTGTTGATACGGGCCATGATGGGTCCTTTGGGTCGATGGGTCGGTTAGGGGTGTGGTACGCCAGTAGTTGATCGGGGTTGAACCGATGACCTCACAGCGTTAACCGGCGCTCTCCCAGCTGAGCTACACCTACTAACGCACCACGGGTTGAAGTGTCGCCTGATTCAGGAATCCTTGCTGGCTTTGCTGATGGTGGGCTTAGTCTCCGTGTAGGACAGCACTGAGCGCAGCGGGTTGATGAAGTCTTCTGCCGCGCTGCCTCTGGGCTTCTTGGGCCACTTGCCAGCCTTGCGCAGCGCCTTCTCGGCCTGGGCTGGACTGAGCAACTCAACCGAGTATCGGTCGCGCTTGGACAGCCCCAGATCTTCCAGCAACTCGTTGGCTTGCTCCTCGTCAGACCACATGCGTCGCGGTGTAGTGAAGTCCGCCTCGTAGCCTGGGATGACCACACCCTTATGGACCAGCTCGATGGCTCGTGCCTTGACCGCGTCCTTGATCTGGTCCAGCACCTCGAAAGTCTCCAGCATCTTGGCGATCTGCTTTGGGGTCAGTGACTGCGGGTTCATGCTTTGAACTCCTCCTTAGCTGCCTTGAGTACCAACTCGTACTGTGCTTGGCAGTCCCCATCGGCGTAGCAGTATCGGCAGTGCTTGCCAGCCACACGAGGGGCGTCCTTGCCCAGAGCCACAGACACCACTGGGATGACCGTCTTGTTGAGCCACTGGTTCAACGCTGCGTCTGTTACTGCTGGTGCTTCTTGCACAGGCTTGCGCTTGGGCAAGCGGGGCTGGACCACGACCTTGCGATACCGCTGGTATCGGCCCCGTTGCTGGCGCATGCCGGTGAGGTACAGAAGGAGCTGGCTGTTATCCTTGACCGCCACGGTGATACCGATGCCATGCTTATAGTCGATGGACACGACCTCCACTGGGTAGTTGTCGAGGATGATGTCGCTGGTGCCGAAGGCTTCGTCGTTGTCACATCCGATGGATTCACCGTACTGCACCTGATGCTCGATGAGCACCTTGGTCTTCGGGTTGTTGGCCACATAGGCTCGGACGTAGTCCAAGGCGTAGCCCACACCGTCGATCATGGCGTCGTCTACGGGCATCAGAGGCGTACCGTCAACGTCCTTGCCCAGCACTACACCGTAGTAGTCCTGTGGGTCAGCGTCGGTGCGCAGACAGACCTCCAGCAACGCATGAGCACTGGTGCCTTCCAGTGCGTGGATGCTGGACTCGCGCTTCTTGCCCGAGTTGGCCTCCACGCTACCGGGGCACACCAACCAGCGATGCGAAGAGCTGGCGCTGAGCTTGGCGTGCTTCATGGTCAGTCCGTCTCACCAGTGTCTTCACCGACAATCTCGGCCTTCGCCAGCCCTTGAAACTGCTCTCGGTTCGCGTGTAAGAAGTCACGCAGTAGGTAGCCTTCCAACACCCAGATTTTCTGCTTGGCGTTCTCGTACGCCACCTTGCGACCGATCTCTGCGTCGAAGTTCTGCGGGCTGACACATGCCGATTCACCGACGGCGTTGTACCCGTTGCGCAACGTGAGACAGCACACGGTCACAGTCGTACCGGGGAAGACGTGATACGCGGCATGTACGACCTGTTCGTCAACGTGCTGCGGGGTGATGCGGGGTGCGTTGAGACCCTTGGTCTGGATCTCTTGCTCGATGGCACCGTCGTCGGTGCGTGGAGACTGAACGTTGTGCATGTTGTGTTCCTGGTAGTCGAGATGTCGATGGGGGCCTGAGCCCCCGCCGGTGTTACTCATCTGCGTTACAGCAGATCGTCGTCGCCTTCTTCGGCTTCCGGCATGGCAGCCTGGATGGCCTTGAGGTAGTCGGCGTAGGTGTCTTCATCAGCCTCGCTGGGCTTGCCGAACTTCTTGCTCAGCTTGACGAAGGCAGCCTTGTCGGCCTCGATGAGTTCTTTGGCAGCAGCGGTCAGCTCGTCCAGCGTGATCGCCTTGGTCTTGGCCGCCTTCTTGGCAGCGGGCTTCTTGGCAGGCTTCTCTTCGGACTCGTCTTCCTCGTCAATCATGGCCTGCGCAGCATCCACCAGCTCCTGGTACTGCGACTCGTCCACGTCGGCCAGCTTGCCAGCACCCACGGACTCCAGAGCTTCGACCATCTTGTCCTTGCCCTTGGCTTCCACCAGCTCCTTGAGCTTCTCACGCACGGCGTCGATGCTCAGTTCCTCGTCCGACGTCTCCTCTTCCTTGGGTGCGGGCTTGGGCTTGCCTGCTGCGGACTTGCTGGTCCGTACAGATTTCGTAGCCGCTCCATCTCCGACGCCACCCACCGCAGATGAGGCACCGACCCGAAAGGAGCCGGACAGCTTGCTGAACAGCGCGCTGATTTCGTCGAGGGTATCTGCCACACTGGCGTAGTTCAGTTCCTTGGTCATCTTCAAACACTCCTGTAGTGCGCCCCAAATGCGGGGGGCGCTGACCGCGTTCATAAGTGTGCTGACGTTGTCGGGGTCGTGACTCCACCAACGTGGGTGTCCTGCCAGCTTCAGTCGAGCTTTGTCACGCCACACGCCTTTCGTCACGTCACTGAGTTGGTCCCACGAGGGCTTCACAGTTGGACATTCGTCGTAGAGCATGTGCGCTGCCTGCTCCAGCTCGGCAGCCGCAACGGGGGCCACCCGCTGCGCTGCGGCAGACAGGTAATCCATAGCTTAGGCGATAGCCTTGCGCGCCAGCTTGGCCTGTTTCTTGGCTGCCTTCTTTGCATCCACCGCAGCGTTCCACGCCTGGATCTCAGCACTGACCTTGGTGCTCAGTTGCGGAGTCTTGCGTGAGTTCATGCGGCGAGCGAATTTGCTGCCTGTTGCGACCCGATGGTTGGGCGTACTGGGGCTGAGCGCCAACGCAACGGCGATGAGGCTGAGCAGGCCGGTCTTGGACTTCGTCATGATCACTTTTCCTTCTTGGTTGTGCTCTTGCGAGCAGGCTTGGTGGGGGATTCCTGCAGGCCAGCCTCTGCCAGCAGGTTCTTGGCAGTGGGCCAGATCATCTTGAGGAAGCTGAGCTTCTCGTCATGCATCAGGGCTTCGTACTGCTCCTGCATGATCTGAGCAGCCGTCTTCTGTGGGCGCTTGGATTCACGTTGACCGGCCTTCAGGCCCTTGCCTGTAACACCACCAAGGATGTCGTCCACCTCGTCGTCTTCGCTACCATCGGTATCGGTAACACCCGGGATGGCGCACGCAGCATCAGACAGATGCACGGTACGACCCATGTCGAACACACTGTTCGTCAGTGTCTTAGGGTCGATCTCAGCTTTGGGTTTCACGCGCAGCAGGCCAGCGTCCTCAAGTTCTTCCTTGAGCATGCCTCGAGTGAAATCGCTGTCCGTCTCGATCTTCTTGATCAGCGGGGTGTTGTTGCTGTCCATTGTCTTCAGCACCAGCGTGATCACCTCGTTGGATATGCCCAGCTTCTTGCAGGCTTCGCGTTGGGTCAGCCCGTGGTCGCGGTGCAGGCGGGCACCCACCAGCGCACGTTGGAGTGATGAGAGCTTGCGGCGATGCACGTTCACAGACGCAATGTACCCAGCAGGGTCGGAGCCCTCATACTTGATGAATTTGGGTGCGCTGCCCGTGCGCTTGGCAGCACGGTAGCGGTGCCAGCCATCCAGCACCTTACCTTCGTACAGCGTGACCGGCATGATGACGCCGCGTTCCTCGATGTCCGCGCAGAAAGCGTTGAATTCGTTGTCGTCCATACCCCCCGGCATGAGCGCCATCGCGATGGGGTGTTGTTCGTACTCGGGGAGCTTGTAGATGCCTGTCATGGCGCTGGTTCCTTTCACGGGGTTGATGAACGTGACGAGTCACCAGTATCTCGGCACCGGTTCCTTTCACGCGGGCAATTGTGGTGCCAGTCCAGGAACGCTGCCTGCTATGCTGAGTTTTCCTCTAGCGAAACATTCAGCACCACAGAGGAATTATCGGGTGCCAGCCTGCGAAAGCGCAAGACACTTCATGACAGTTGGGTATTCATTGCTTTCTTCGCAGGAAAAAGAAAGCCCCGCTGGGCGAACCATACGGGGCTGAAGATCGATTGCTCGATCAAGGAGGTGTGTCGTGCTGTTAGAGCAGCTTGCGCCAGCAGAGGAGTGTGAAAGGAACCAAAGCCACCCGCCCCACCAGCACGACACGGGACGCATTGTGCCCACCTGCCCTGCCTCTGCAGATACCGTCGGTAGCCATCACAGACGCGGTGTGAGTACTCACTGTGAGTACCGCCCGACAATGGCTCCCCTTGCGCTAACCCATGATCAACGGAGTGTGATACCTCATGACAAGACAGAATCCTTACAGCTATGTGACCACCGGAGGCGTCGAGAACGCACGTGTCAAGGTAGCTGAAGACGCCACGCTGGCAGACCTCGTGTCGGCACATGCCAGCCCCGTGCAGCTCGACGTGACCAGCATCGAGTACCACAACGCTGATAAGAAGACCCGCACCAGCATCAAGAAGCAGCTACCGTACTTCGTGGGCGGGGTGATCAAAGGCAGGCGTCACGATAGCCATGTGCAGGCCCGCACGCTGATCACGCTAGACATCGAACGCCACGGTGAGCAGACTACCGAACCTCCACAGCCCCAGGACGTGGTCAGCAGGCTCGAAGAGCTAGGTGCCGAGGGATGGGTGTACACCAGCCTGTCGCACACGCCCAAGGCCCCGCGTTACCGTGTGGTGCTGCCTCTGGGCAAGCCCCTGGAGGTCAGCGAACTGGAGTCTGCACAGGCCACGCTCAAGGCCACTACCGTCATGGCCGCGGACAAGCTAGGGCTGAAGGAATGGTGTACGCCTGAGAGCTATGTGCTGTCTCAGGCCATGTACCTGCCTGCCAAGCTGCGCAACGGCAAGTTCTACAGTCACTACACCGAAGGCAAGGCGTGGGGCGTGAAGCAGGCAACCCCGGCTGAACGCAAGGCAGGCCAGCCAGCGGACATCCCTGACGACAAGCCAGACCTCGTCCTGCATGCGCTGAAGCAGGCGGGGCTCTACCTCAATGAGAACCCACGGCACAAGGGCATGCACTTCATCACGTGCCCCTTCGTCGACCAGCACGGTGCCGAGAACGAAACCCAGACCGTCTACTACGAGGCTCATCACGATGGAAACCCCCGACCCGCAGTCAAGTGCTTCGACACCGAGCCCGACCACGACGGCCAGCCCCACCTCACCTACGCCAAGCTCGTACGCTGGCTCCGCGAGCACGAGTGGCTTACCCAAGATGAACAGGAACGTGTGGGAGTCCTTGATGACTACGATACCTTCGACGCCAAAGCCAATCTCGACAACGTGCTTGACCGAGAGCCTGTTGCAAGAGAGTGGGCCGTTGACCGCTTTGCACCCATCGGCAAAGTCACGGTACTTGCTGGCCCTGGTGGAGTCAGCAAGTCGATGCTCATGCTCCATGTGCTCATCCATGCAAGTACTGGTCGAGACTGGGGAGGATTTCGAGTGGATGACCCCCTCCGCAGCCTATACGTATCTTACGAGGACGACCAGCAAGAGCTCGCCAAGCGAGTCCACACTCTCGCCGCGACTCTGCAGGCTGAAGATTCCGGGACGTTTGATCTTCTCTACGATGTGAGTGGCAGCATTCGCAAGAACGTGCGCATGTTCGCAGCTGATGACGAGGCTGCGAGCTGGCTGATGCTCACCAAGCCTGACCGCTTCGGCCAGCCCGAGCGCACCGAGCGTGTGGACTGGCTCATTGGCTACCTGAAAGAAAAGCGCATTCGCATGGTTGTCCTCGACCCTGCGGTGTACACCCATCAGCTCGAAGAGAACGACATCGCCGACATGGCCGTGTACATGCAGACGCTCACCTACATCGCGAAGCAGGCTCAGTGCGCTGTAGTGGTGCTGCACCACATGAACAAGACTGGGGGCTGGAGCCAGCTCGACGACATCAACCAAGGTAGTCTGCGCGGCGCATCCAGTTTCGCCGACAACGCACGCTCCGTGGCCGTGGTGGTGTCAATGAGCATCCGTGATGCTGATACCTATGGGTTGCCTGCTGAGCACGCCACCACAGGCAGATACGCTGTCTTCAAGCACGTGAAGCACAACTACAGTGCCCCCATGGACACGATGGTGTTCGAGCGCAAGGGTGGCACACTGGTACCCCGCCCCGACATCGTCAAGCTGGACCGCAGTCAGCTCCAGGAGGCGCGTGAGAACGCCAAGGTGCAGGAGCAGGAGCGCCGCGTGATGCAGTGGGTGGACCGGGTGTTGGGTGCGCTGGCCGAGACGGACGATGCGCTCAGCTTGAACCAGCTTGCGGTGGAGCTGAACACCCGTACCAATCGAATCAAGCCTGTGCTGGCCTACTGTGAGGAGCAGGATTGGGTGGAAGCGGAGGCAGGCCCCAACAGAAGCCAGCTCCACCACATCACCAAGCTGGGACGCAGCTACCTGCGCCAGAAGAAAGCCTGACCCTTGGGCTTGCGGTCAGCGATGCGCTGACGGTTGATGGCCAGTGCCTCCGGTGTGGGGCACCAGCCACGGTGCCAGCTCTGGGGCATGCGGGGCACCACAGGGACCGTGCTGTACTGCGGCTGGAAGCCACGGGCACGCAGCTCCAGGTAGATCTGATCGAACCGCTGCGCCAGCCACCACAGGCGCGTGTAGAAGAACTTCACGTGGCCCTTGCCCAGCGTGTACTCCTGTGGGTGGCTGCTGGGGTCTTCGCCCCGAGCGTAGGCCGCATACGCCAGCTTGAACACGCGGGGCAGCTCACGGTACTCAGCGAGCAGGTGTTTGTCGTGCAGCTCCTGCACGGGCACGCAGTTGATGCGGGTCATGGTTGCTCCTCAAGCTTGAACTCGGTGCGTGCCTCCTCGCCGCGCTGGCTGACAGCGTAGTCGTTGAGTTCACGCCAGAACTTCAGGCGGGCCTCTGGGTCCGCACCGGGCTTCAGGAACTTCATGCTCTCCAGGACGCTCCAGGCAGTCCACTGGAGCTCTGAGCTGAAGTGGCACCCGTTGTAGCACCGACGTTGCGGGTCGGTGTTCACCAGGATGCGCTTGCGGTGAAGGATGACGGTGCCCATGCTTACCTCCACGCACGAGCAACGATGGTCCAGCCGTTCTTGCGAGCGGTGCGAGCGCTGCACACCACAGCACGGCCGTCTTGCGTGTAGGCGCAGGCAGGGCGAGCACGCTTGCCATCGAAGATCGCAGCGGCAGCAGCTTCGATCGGGTCAGCAGCGTTGGTGTTGATGAACACGGGGGCCAGCTTAGTGGTAACGTTGGTGGTTGTTTGCATGGTGGACTCCTGGAGGAAGTGGGTTGCTGATGAAGATCATTCTGCCTGTTTCTGCGAATGTTCCAAGACCCCACGCTT